GATGGGAGAAAGTACGTTTCGGATTCTCCATTCTTTCTTTCGAGTGATAGTACCGTCAGGGGCATCGACTTCACCTTTAAGCTCAATGAGACGAAGGTTACGATTCTCCAGTCTGTTACGATAATTAATGTGATAAGCGAGATACTTCTGGGCTGCAACAGTCTCAATACCTAGCTTACGCATGTTCCATTTTGCGGCTACTTCGTAGAGCTTTGCGATGTATTTATCAGACTCACAGGCTTCGGCCCAGCAGTCAAGCAGGTAGTATCTTCCGTCGGAAGAAAGACCCACGACGTTGATCGCATGTCTACACCGTCCCTCAGCCCCACTATGATTTGGGTCGGTGACCATACAAACTGAAAGATGTGAGACTTTAATATCTTTGACAATGATTCCATCGACGACTTCGTGTCGAATGATATCTTCATCATTTTCGCCCTTGAAAATACTAAAGTGTCTTAAATCGGATTCTTTGAAGGCAGCGTTTTCAGGAGAAGCGGGATTATTTAGAAACTGACAAGAGAATTGATACGCGCCTAAGCGTTCACGCCAACGAGCGAGCTTCTCAGCGGAGAACTCTTCTGGAAAAATCGGAGTATCTATCGGATGCGCGGAGCAGCAACCACCCATCGCGCTGTGCGTCTGGAAGGAGAACCAGGGGGCATTCTCTCGAATCCATGAATTAAGATCGTAGTAACCCCATCTGTTACCGACTACTAGCTCGTCGTTATCTTCAAGAGCATCTTCGTTCTCAAAAGCGCCGACCATGAGTTGATGACACTCAATAGCCTTGTCCATAATGGAAGGGGACTCGATAGCCTTACGACCAACAAGATCATCCTGAACTACCAATCCATTATAGTGCCTAGACTGAAGGGCACCCCCAACGCCAAGGAAGTCGAAGGTGCCTTCTCCATGTCCTCCCAGTGATTTACATTGTGTCGGCAGCCTGTGGCACTTGGAGATGTTTGACCATATTTCAGAGGAGGTGGGAATTAATTCAGGGAAGATATTACGATATACTTGGTTGGATTCGTAGTGAAAGTCAATTTTTCTCCCAAGTTTACCAGCATTGGTAATGTTCTCAGAGACCAGTAAATTGCGGGCCTCTGGACGGTGTATCTCTTGTTGCCATCGAATAAACTCAGGAGGATAACCAAGTCTTTGAAACTCTCGAAGATCCTCATCTGAGCAGAAGAGGACGCGCCACATTGGAAGGCCTTCGCCGCAGATAGTGGATTTGAAGTGGTCGCGTGGGATTTCATAAACGTCCTTAATATGCCGACGTTCGAGAGATTGACATAAAGGCTTGTGTAATGCTTCAGTGAGACGCCTACGACGGAGGGTGATCTTGATGAAGAAGTAAAGAGAGCCCAACGAGTTTAGACGCATCGCCCGATGCCAGGCTTCGCCAGTTAGATTCGCTAAGCCAAGTGGCTTGAAAGTAGAATCGAACTCAAATACTTTGGTATTCTGTTGTTCTAGTACTTCCAATCATTACTCTATTCTCCTTGGCAGTGAGAAACAGAGTACAGACTTGGTACAGTCCTCGCTCGGCTGAAGCCTCGCTGCGGGGCGGGCCATTCGTGATGCTCTCTAGCAGCAGGGCGCGCAGGAAGGCGTTCTTGATTTGGAGGGAACTGACACAACTGCTGTCGAGCACCTGACAAAGAAGGCCCGCCAAGGCACCTCATCAGGCTTTTTCGCACGCTTGTGTCAGTCCCCACCATATCACATATTCACATTACAGTGTTGCAAACTCTCATGCGCCTTTTCTGTGCCACAAGTACACGGATGCTTACCGCAAGTGCAGTTAGGCGTGTGAAAGCCATGTCCAGCTCCGCGGAATTTGCCGGAGGGGCGACGCGCCATCCTGCCGCTATTTACTTTCGAGACGTTCTCGTCTTCGTGAGAAGCAAATTCGATCGTAGAAGGATACTTCCCACTGCGTGGATCATGGACGGAACCCGTGGAGGCCGTGCGGGAACCTTTAGGCTTTACTTCTTTCGCATCGTCATAACGCGCGCTGTCAGAGGATGGCATAGCGAAGCTCCGTTTCTGTTCACAGAGTGAACACTAAATAATACTCTCCTGAATAACTTCATAACAAGTCCATGTGGTTAAGTCTGCTGCTGTTTCTCTAGGAATGGCAAACTTAACTCTTAGAGTTCTTCCATCTTCTAGTTTCTTCTGATATGCTAAATGAATTCTATAAGAGCCACCAGGTTTTCTCTGAGTAACGGAGAGACCTTCAGGTACTATATCACCTTCTCTCCTGTCTATAATCTCTAGATTCGTTTCTGCTGTTGTCACTGGACTCTCTTCGATCCATTAATTTCATTTACGACTTTATCAGCTTCCTTCGATACAACATCGATTACCCCGTCGGGCAGCCTAACGGCATCGACTGAAAGCTCGGAGGGCTTGCTCCTTTGTGCGACGCGATCAGGGTCTCTATCCAAGAGTTCAAGCGACGCCGCAAGCGCCGTCTTCAAGTCACGGCGTTGATTCGCCACTTCTATAACAGTTCTCAGCGCAGCCGGCACAGCTCCTCTAACTTCATTACGAAGTGTCTCTACATTCCCCGCTATCGCTCGGTCCATCGCCGAAAGTGTGCCATCGAAGATCGCTTCTTCTACTTCTTTGTATTCAGGGAGATTAATGAGGTAATGAAAAGCAGGGGGTGTTATACCTTCGCGGAGTTGAATAACTTGATCTTTGATGCCCGCTACGCGCATACGGGCGACCCGTTGGATGCGGAGCCGCAGCGCGCTAGAAACCCCACCCGGGCGGCCCGGCCCCCCAACTGCTTGATGATTACCTTGTCCATTATTAACAGAGCTGTTATCAGGGAATGGAGAAAGCTCCGCTTCTAGAACTGCGTTGACTCCGCCTGAAGTGCCATTAGGAACGTGGATTTTCATTTTACTAACGTGTACCCTTTTTCAAATGCCTCTGGAGGTGAGAACGACTGATATCCATCCTCATATACCACGTAGTACCAACCTACCTGCGGTCTCCCTGGAGTGTGAAGAGGCACAAACCGCTTCTCAACATCAAACTGTTCATACCCTGCTTCGGCTGGAGTAATTCTCAACTGCCCGTCCGGAAGTGTTTCCATTGATGCAATTCTTAATGCCCACACTTCCTTATGCGACTTATACTTCGGCATCTGCGTTGATGCAGTTCCTTCCATAATAACCTCCTAACCTGGCTTCCGCAGGAACACCCGTCCTATCCTGGGTAGACTATCACAACGCGAAGCGTTTGTCAAGTCCTTAATCTTTTAGAATCAATAGCTTACGATAGCGTAGCTTTAGCGTTCAGAATGCGAACAGTAAATCCGAGGTCCTAAACCTGGTATTCAAGAAGATCCGCCAGGAGAAAATTAGGCGCCTGTAGGGCCGAAAAAATTATTCCTGAACTCTCCCGTCCGCCCAGCGAAAACTCCGTTTTTGTGCCTCACGTCGCGTGCGGACACTATATACAGAAGTCGAATTGCTACATGCTGTAGGATGAACCTGTCAAGTCCTTCCTCGGACCTTCGACTATGGGAGAAGGACGGTAGCTATATGCGGAGGGGCGGGCCTACCAAGTGTACAGGCTGTTTTGTCAGCCCAATTCTACTTCACTTATCTAGAAGTGTGCGCGTAGCACCTCTACGCAAGGCTCGACATATAAACTCCGTTTGTCTAGTGATGCTCTCCATTCTATTCGAGCATCAACAAGGAGAAACGCTATGGCAAACGATAAGCAACTGTTCACAACTCGGTCGGGTAAGCAAGTGCCTGTTCCTGTTCTGAATATCCCAGCGACGGAGGTTGTATCACTCCTTCGTCTGCAAGAGGACTTTATCAGACGTGGAGAGCACCTCTCCATGTTAGGAGTCCTTCTGGATGTTCTCGACAAAGGCCGACGGCAAGTCCGCAATCAATGGAAGAACGGGGACTTGTCGAAGAACCGACGGGACTTCGCAAAAGCAGTAGCACCGTATATGGTGAATCCAGCCAAGTATGCGGTGGATATTGCGCAGCTTGCGAAGCAATACGGATTGATTAACGGCAACACCGTTGATCTCTCAGACCCGACGGCGGAATCGGACGATCAAGAACCGAAGACTGAACCGGCTCCTGAGCACAAGTCTGATTCTGAACTCGACCTAACCGAGTCCGAACTGGAGAAAGCAACCGCACCTGAAGGTGTTGCTTAACTCCGCGAGGCGGAGAGCCTCGCTAGGCGAACGGAGTTTAGAAACGGAGAATGAATGAGTATTAATCTTAACCGTCTACTCCACGACCTGCGTGAAAAACAGGCCCGTGTGGACTCCGCAGGTCTGCCTACCCCACGCACGCTGCGCGAGCCGTCCTCAACCGAACAGGCGCAGCCTTATCTGCCTGTTAACTATGGTTTACTATTTTGCTGCCATTCAAAAAGCTACTTCGACGTATGTCCGTCCTGCCGCAGAACGCGACGGGATGCTCGGAGGCAGTATGAATACTTCTGCCTGAAGCATGGCATTAATATTTGAAAGGACGGAAACTGTGTGTATGTATATGGTTATATACTCTCTTATACATACGTAAAAAAAATAATAAAAATATAAAAGATAGAAGAAAAGACTTTATATCTCCTGTAGAATCAATAACTTACAGAAAGACAGTACATACACTATTCTGTGTCAATCTTGACACGTCTAAGTTATTGATTCTAGAGTAGATAAAAGCACTTGACAAGAGCAAAACTGTATGCGAAACTGAAAAGCATGAAGAACACACCTCCGCCTAAACGCATATATCATCCGTTGTGCGGGAGAAGTTATTACTATGTTTTGATAAGCAAACGTTACAAAAAAGAAGTGGAGGGGCGTATCCTTCATGTGAAGGTATACATGTGCCGAGCGTGCGGAGAAGAGTTTAGTGACCTGGATATAATGGAGCACGAGGCAAATACGCCACAGGTTGACATAACTCAGATGAGTCCCGAAGAGAGAAAAGAGTTTATTGACAACCTTTTCAAAAAGAAGAAAGACAATGATACAAGACCAAGTTAGTGTTTGTACATGCGGTAGAGCCTATTCACATTGTAAGATATGTGGGAAGCGCAGTATTTATTATCAGAAAATGCGCTCCATGAATCTTTCATTAATCGCTAAAAAGGAAGTAAGAGCGTATCGATGCGCTTGTGGGGTGGAGTTCTCCGATGATACGCCTTGTTCAGCGGAAAAGATGACAACCAACATTGGCGACATGCTAGTACCAGGTTCAATAGAATACGCTCGCGCAATGAATGAATGGGTTTCCGAATACTCATTGAAAAAAGGCGTAAACGTAAACAAAGC